CATTTATCACATTAGACAATGCAGGATCAGTTTTGTTTGATACGACTGGACAAATCTTTGCCTGTGAGAATCATTCATTCGGATATTTTGATAAGAGTAGAAATATATTTAAATATTATGCAGGTATTCCAATGACAAATAATCTTGGAAACTATTATTGGTTGTGGGCATATCACATTTATGTTAACAAGATTGGTAAAGATATACAACTTACAGATCCAAAGTATCGTGAGACTTTCTGTGGTAAAGTGATGGGTCTTTCTGCTTATGGAAACATCAAAGAGTTTAAGAAAGATTGGAGAACACACTTCGAGGGTATGCCACAGGTCGCACTTGAATCTTTACCTGGTCGTGATTTTAACTATGGTAATCTTTCGCCAGAGAATAAGGCAAAGCAACTGCAATATAACTTTGAGCAGGGGATGCTTGAGTGGATGAAAGAATTAAAGAAGGAAGGATATATTGAGAATAATTTATGTCTTGCGGGTGGTGTTTTTCTAAACATACTTGCCAACTCTGTTCTAAGAAAGAATGAGATTACAGAGAACATACACATACCACCTTTCCCTGATGATACAGGACTGTCATTCGGAGCTGCTGCCTATGGAGTCTTCCGAAACAAAGGACAGGTCACTCTACCACATAACATCTCTTTGTTTGGTAAGACTTATGATGAAGAGGAAGTCCAAGAGGCGGTGTCTGAGACGCAGTATAAGAAGTATGATAACTTTGATGAACTATGTGAGGTGACTGCTGATTTACTTGCTCAGAACAAGATTATAGGGTGGTTTCAGAATCGTTCTGAGTTCGGACCAAGAGCACTTGGATCAAGGTCGATACTTATGAACCCACAACCAAAGAAGAACAAGGACATCGTAAACTCACGGATCAAACATCGTGAAGAGTGGAGACCATTTGCAGGTATCATGCTTGAAGAATATCAGGAAGATTATTTTATCGAGGACTATCCAAATGAATATATGCTTTACTCACTTGTTGTTAGACCTCATCAAAGAAAAAACATTGGTGCAATCACTCATCAAGATGGCACATGTCGTATTCAAACTGTAAATGAAAAGTTACATCCAGAAGTTACGACATTGTTACAAAAATACAATGAAAAAACTGGTTGTCCGATATTACTTAATACATCGTTTAATGATAATGGGCAACCTATAATTGAGACACCGCAAGATGCTGTAAACACTTTTAACAATATAGATTTGGATTACCTGATAATTAATAATTTCTTAATTAGTAAAAAGAAATAAATAAAATTTTAAGTACTTATGAATTTTGCAGTCTATACCAAGGATGGTTGCCCATATTGTGATAAAGTAAAAAAAGTTTTGGACTTGACAGAGAGTAGATATGTGGTCTATAATTTAGATGAACACTTTGACAAGAAATCATTTTACGATGAGTTTGGTGAGGGTGCAACCTTTCCCCAAGTTTCTGTCGATGGAAAAAAATTAGGAGGATGTATTGACACAATCAAATACCTCAAAGAAAAACGAGTTATCACCGTCTGACATAAATAAGACAAACGATTATTCTGATCGTGGTGTTGAACTTATTCTTAGTGGTGGTAGAAAAAAATTAAAGAAGTCTTTTGAGATTAGTCTTAAAAAGATTTTAGTATTTCTTAACCGTAAGGTAACCATAAACTTTGAGTTCTCACTTGACATCAAAAAGGACTAATCACTTTCGGGGGAATTATGACTTTAGAAATAGCATTAGTATTGGTGTTACCAATATCATTTATATTATTTTCATTAGGATTGATTGGAGGATGGATATTAAGAGATTACATGATGAATTATCGTGAAGTTCCAAGACCACATCCAGAGATGTTAGATGAAAATGGTAACTTAGTTCCTGATGAAATTATTGCATTTAGATTTGAAAATTATGACTACGACGAAGAAGACCACAACTAAAAAAACAAAAAGTTTTACAGTTAAATCTAAACCTAATTTAGAATTACCTCGTAATCCATTTGCTTTTGAAGTATTTGATTTAGTATCTCGGCAGAGATCAAAAGCAAAGAAAATTGAAGCACTTAAAAAACATGAAGATTTATCATTAAAAATTGTATTAATATGGAACTTTGATGAGAGTGTTGTGAGTTTACTGCCAGATGGAGATGTTCCGTACGCAGGATTTGATGAAACAAATTCTTATAGTGGAACGTTATCTAAAAAATTAGATTTAGAAGTTCGTAGAATGCATGAAACAGGTTCTTTTTCATTAGGTGCCACTGATGGTCAAGGACATACCACCATTCGTAGAGAGGCAAAACATTTTTATAGATTTATCAAGGGTGGTGATGACTTTATGAACAAGATGAGAAGAGAGACAATGTTTATTAACATATTACAAGGTCTTCATCCATTAGAAGCAGAGATCATTACTCTCTGTAAAGATAAGAGATTGGCAGACAAGTATAAAATTACAAAAGAAGTAGTTGCAGAAGCATATCCAGATATTAACTGGGGAGGAAGATCATAATGGATAACACTGAATTAAAAGAAAAACCAGTTGCGAAAAAAGAATATTGGTCACAGACTGAAAAGGATAATTTGAAATCAAATTATGGTTGTGAAATTATTTTAACAAACGTAACATTAAAAGAGGCAATGACAGGCAAAGCACCAACTGATGCTCATGTAATCACTTATGAGGTTGATGATAAAGTTACTTATGATTTGACGAGGGGTAGCCGCACTGATTTATTTGATATGTATTATGATAAATTTAAGAGAGGTTTAAAGTCAATTGATTATGGATCTGGTAATATTAAACCAAATCTATGGGGTTATAGAACAAAGGATGCAAAGGGTAAGAAAAGAAAGTAAAACCAAAATCAACTTTTAATTCCACATATCGGGGGAAAAAAATCCCGGTATTTTTTTTCACCTGAGGGTTTTTATGGAAATATTTAACGTTTTTCCCACCACGATTTATGTTGATAAAATGATAGATCATGAAAATTATAAAAAAAATTTTTATGATGTTTATCATAAGTTTGACTATGAAGAAAATGAAGTGAATAATACGGTGAGTGAAAATGTGGGTAATCCTTTAATTCATGATGAAGAGTGTTTAGATTCTTTATTTTCGGAGGTGATCACTCACGTGCGAAAATATACATTTGACGTTTTAAAGTACAAAAATATATTTGATTATGTAATTACAAAAACATGGTTATCAAGATCAAGAGATCATAAAACAATACCTTGGCATATTCATGCCTGTGCTCATATTTCATTTGTGTATTATGTGAATGCACCACCCAAATCGCATAAGTTAAAATTTATGAATCCACATCATAAAAATAGTTTATGGTTGGGTAATAAAGAAGGTAAATATGATCATCTAAAAATGATAAGGGAACGTGATGAGATCAACGCGGAAACATTTTTTATCCACCCACCAGAGGGACATATTGCTTTATTTCCAAGCACCTTACAACATGCCACTGAGTATATTGAAGGATTTGTTGGAGAAAGACTTGCGATCGTTGGAGATGTTACATGTGTATTAAAAAAAGAATATTTGCAGTTTTCAACAGGATATATAAACCCACAGTATTGGAAAATCTATGAGGGTTGAGTGAATTATAAAAATAATATAAAAATGTAACAGATATTACAATTTTACTTGCCTATATAATATGAATGTGTTAGAATTAACACAACGTTCAACCTCGTAAGAGGTCGCAAGTAAGCCGACTCGGAACGGAATCGTTCATCCCGCAAGGGACGCAAAAGCCGACTGAAGGAACGGGATTAAAAACCCTACTACTGAGGACAAGCAAATGGCAACAGTTACTTACCGTGGAGTCAAGTATGACTCTGAAGAGTACAACGCAAAAGTTGTTGCGGAAGCAACAAAACGCGAGAGACACGATTTAATGTATCGTGGTATCAAAGTTAGAAGCAAGGCAAAACCTTGCAGTTAACATTATTGGGGGGGTTGCGACTCCCCTTTTTTTATGCTATGATATATGAAAATATTATTCTATGGACAAAGATAAATTAAAATTAATTGTTCGTAATCTTGAAATGTTAATTGATCAATTAAAAACCGAAGTATACTCTGATGTTACGTCTTACTCTTATGATGATATAGATCCAGTAGAATTAGATTATGATAAGGAATATGAGGGACCATGAGAGCAAAAAAATTAGTAAAATTACTTGAGAGATTGTTAAAAAAAAGAGAACTTTTTGACGAAGAACAGATAAAACTAATCAAAGAACAACTTGAAATTGCTAAAAATGAAATTGCAATAATTGAAGAAAAAACATCTAAAGGATTTAAATGAACGTAAAACTTATTAGTGTATCTCCTGATGCTGAAAAACATATGGCATATTGTGCTCGTGTAAGTAATCCAAATAATCAGGAAAATGAAAACTATGCAGGTCTGTTGAGATACTGTATCAAACATCAACATTGGTCAATATTTGAACAGGCATTTATGACTCTTGAAATCAATACTACAAGAGGACTAGCCGCGCAGATACTAAGACATCGTTCATTCACATTTCAAGAATTTAGTCAAAGATATGCAGATACGAATTTACTTGATACAAATATACCATTACCAGAATTAAGAAGACAAGATACAAAAAATCGTCAAAACAGTATTGATGATGTTCCAGAAGAGCAGACAAAGATGTTACTCGGAAGAATACAAAACTATTTCAATGAGGGATTAGATTTATATAACGAATTATTGAGAGAGGGCATTGCGAAAGAGTGTGCACGATTTGTTTTACCATTAGCAACTCCAACTAGAATATACATGTCTGGTAGTGTTCGTTCTTGGATACATTATATTGAATTACGTTCTGGGCATGGCACTCAAAAGGAGCACATGGATATTGCAAATGCTTGTAAAAGTGTTTTTACCGAACAATTCCCTACCGTATCTGAGTCTCTAAACTGGATCTAAATAAAATACAATACAATTTAAACATGGCAACATATCCTGTAATTAATAAAGAAACTGGTGAACAAAAAGAAGTAATTATGAGTGTTACAGAGTGGGATCAGTGGAAAGAAAGTAATCCTGATTGGACTCGTGATTATTCAGATCCTTCAACAATGCCAGGTGTTGGTGAGGTAGGAGAATGGAAAGACAAACTTCGTATGAAACATCCTGGTTGGAATGAAGTATTAAATAAAGTCGGAAAAACTCCTGGTGCAAACGTCAGAAAACAGTAATGGCAAGAAGAAAAAAAGGGTCAGAACCAATAGGAATAGGTTATACATCAAAACAGATGAAAAGGAAAAAACCTGTCAATTCTGATTACCTTGTTAATATTGAACCACTTACACAGAATCAAAAATTATTATTTGATGCTTACAAAAGAGGACAACATATTGTAGCGTTTGGATGTGCAGGTACAGGTAAAACTTTTATTAGTTTGTACAATGCAATTCAAGATGTATTGAATGATAAAACACCATACGATAGGATATATCTTGTCAGATCACTTGTTGCTACAAGGGAAATAGGATTTTTGCCAGGTGATCATGAAGATAAAGCAGACATCTATCAAATACCATATAAAAATATGGTAAAATATATGTTTCAAATGCCAAGCGATGCAGACTTTGAAATGTTGTATGGAAATCTAAAAGCACAGGAAACAATACGTTTCTGGAGCACATCTTTCCTTAGGGGTACAACACTTGATAATGCGATTGTTATAGTTGATGAATTTCAAAACTTGAATTTTCATGAATTAGATAGTATAATAACAAGAGTTGGAGAAAACAGTAAGATCCTTTTTTGTGGTGATGCTCGTCAATCCGATTTAACAAAAGCAAATGAACGAAATGGTATCGTTGACTTTCTCAACATCTTGCGTAAAATGAGTTCATTTGATATAATAGAGTTTGGAATAGATGATATTGTCCGTTCTGGTCTTGTTAAAGAATATCTTACAGCAAAAATTGAATTAGGAATGTAATGTTTAATCATATTGATATTGATCTACCAAAATTAGAAAGAGAAACTATTGATGGTGTACGTTACTATTCTGTTCCT